CCATCCCCTCCGATGGCACCCAGCTTCTGGATGTCATTCGGAACATGGGCTCGGATGGCCTGACACCTGGGCGCTCTATCCGCCGAACCGATAGACAGAACATCGACGACCATGACCTGTACTGGCACTCCGCCACGCAGAGCGCTGAGATCAGCCAGTTCACATACGACGACCGCACGCCCAAGAATTTCTTTGTCACACCCCCTGCAATCGCCGGGACGAAGATCATGGGCTCATACGCTGCAATCCCCGCTGCAATTACGGCGACCACCGACAATCTGGACATCGCGCTTGAATATCTCGACGCCGTGGTGAACTACGCATGCTTCCGCGCCAAGAGCAAAGACAGCGAGTATGCCAATGCAGCCGAGGCCGCTGGATTCTATGGCGCGTTCAATGACGCACTAGGCCAGACACAGCAGGGTCAAAGCGCCAACTCACCCAACCAACCCGGCAATAGTGTCTAGCATAATGAGCGCACTCGACTTATTCCTACCAGAAGTTCGGCCATGGGCACCTGGCGTACCAGACACCACCGCATTCAAGGCGCTGCGAAGTGCGGCCATTGAGTTTTGCGAGCGCACCAAACTCTGGAAATACGAAAGCACTACGGCTGTACTTGCCGCAAACCCAGCAACAAGCACCATCGTGACGCCTGCAGGCTCTGCCGTTCAAGACATTGAAGTGGCGCTATTCGATGGCAATGAACTGAAGCCAAAGGGCACGCGCGACCTCGACGACATTCTGCCGGGCTGGCGCACTGGTGACGTTGGCACTGGACTGCCTCAGTACATCACCCAGATTCAGCAGGACACACTGACGCTTGCACCGGCACCATACGCCGACGGCTCCCTGTACCTATGCCTGCGCCTGAAGCCTAGCCAGTCCACGCTTACCCTGCCAGACTTCCTATCCAACTACGCCGAGTGCATCGGCTGGGGCGCGCTGGGCCGACTATTGACCGTGCCTGGGCAGTCCTACAGCAACCCTGAATTGGCCACGTACTACACCACCAGGTTCATGTCGAAGCTGGATGTCTTGTCGATCAAGAGCACAGTTGGCCAGCAGAACGCACGCAAGCGCACCAAACCCTCTTTTTATTGAACTGAGACGACCACATGACCAGACTGATGCAATTCGCCAACAACGCCACGTCCAGGCTGGCCGCTACGCTGTCTGCAGTCGGGACTACTGTTACCGTAATCCCCGGCGATGGAGCAAAGTTTCCAACCTTGACAGCAGGCCAGTATTTCATGGCCACGCTCATCAAAGCTGACGGCAGCAAGGAAGTGGTCAAGGTCACAGCCCGCGCCAGCGACACTATGACGATTGTGCGCGCCGCAGAAGCCGTTGGCGGTATTCAGACAGCCTACTCATTCAATGCAGCGGATCGCATCGACCTGCGCCTTACGGCTGGCGAACTGGCCAGCGAGCTTGACCGACTGGACCGCCATGCGCTGACTGGCGTGCTGAATAAGTCAGCCAACTACACCGCGGTAGAGGCTGACGCATCAAACCTAATCCGTGTTGATTCAACGGCTGCAGCTTGCACGATCACGCTGCCACAAATCAGCACTCTGACAGAAGACTTCATCATTGCCGTGTCCAAAGTGAGCGGTGACAACAATGCCGTCTACATCGCCGGATCTGGCGGCAACACCATCAACGGAGCAACGCCCTACGCCCTTGTATCGCAATGGCAGGGCGCATGGCTGGTGGCAGACCGCTCTACCAACACATGGACTGCCGTTAGCTCTGGCATTGGCTCCAGCTTCATTTTCGTTGACAAGTTCACTGGCACTGGCGCGCAGACGGCATTCACACTGACTGCAGGCGTTTACAGTTCCAACCAAGTTGACGTGACGATCTCTGGCGTGACGCAAAACCCCGGCATTGACTACACGGCGACCGGTACCACGCTGACATTCACCACGGCACCACCCAACACAACCGTGATCTTGGCGCGCTACACGCAGTCTGCGCCACAAGTGACAACGGGAACCTGCACAATCGAGCGCCAAGTGGCAACGCTGGGACAGACAGGATTTGCGCTGGCCAATGGCTACATCCCAGGCTCCAACACCATGCAGGTGTTTGTGAATGGCCTGCTGCTGTCTCTTGGCATTGACTACACCGAGACTGGAGCAAACTCCGTTGCATTCACATCCGGCTTATCCGCTGGTGACGAAGTTCAGTTTGTCGTGTACGGAAAAACTGTATCTGCAGCCGACTCTGGAAATGTTGCTTACACCCCCGCTGGAACTGGTGCGGTTGCTACTACGGTGCAGAGTAAGTTGCGTGAGCGGGTATCAGTTGCGGACATGCTCTTAACAGGAACCCCAACAGCCTCACAAGTTGTCACCGCTTTGCAAGCAGCCATTGATACAGGGGCAAAGAAGGTATTTATTTCTGCTGACTACCCAATTAACGCAGGGGTTACTCTACGGCAAAACCAGATTATTGACTTTGATGGTGGGTCACTAATTGTCGACGCTGCAACTGTGGCGGCAAATGGGATTTTGTACGGGAACGCTAAAGCCAATATCAAGATCATTGATCCAGTTATTGATTGTTCGGCTACATCTGGGATTGGCGGAATTAACCTTGTGGACTGCCCAAGTAGCCGCGTGCTAGATGGGGTTCTGACAAAGTGCAATTTGAATTTGCAAGCCTCAAGCAATGCGACACGAATGGGGTACAAGGCGCGAGGAACAGTCGTCAACATGAACGGCTTTTTGGCTACCGCTTGCTACGTCAGCGCAGCCAATAAAGTAACACTGCAAGACTTGGAATTATTCGGAGGGCTAGAAGGGGTTGGTGTCTACAATGGAGCAAAACACGTCAAGCACTCAGCGATTGACAGCTATGAGCATACTCAAGATGGCTTTGTAATCATTGCCGGAACGCATATTGATTACTCAGGGTGTATGGCCTACAACAATGGGCAGTCTGGTTTTACTACACAACGTCAAACTGCCAGCAGTAACACTCTAAAAGTATCTTATGAGGGGTGCCATTCATACAGTAACGCTTATGATGGATTTGATCTGCGGGGAGCGAACGCCACGCCATTCAATGTTGACATTCTGATTACCGCCACTTCCTGTCAGTCGTATTCAAATACCAATTCAGGTTTTTATGTAGTCAACGCAGAAGGGACTTTACTTGTTGGGTGTGTTGCAGGGAACAATGGATACGCAGGCATATTTTTTAACCAATCTGCCCGCTCTCAGGTTGTTGGCTGTCGTACCGCGTCCAACGGTAGTATCGAACCAGTAGCAGAACGCAAGGCGGGTATTTTGGTGGCAGATTGCTCCAGCGTGTCAATTGCAGGCTGCGAATCCAGTAATTCAAACGGGGCTACCCAAAATTATGGTGTTTCGTTTATTGGAGCTTCAACTGATAATTGCTCTGTCGCCGGCGGGTACTACCAGAACAACATAATTGCCCCAATGCTTCTTGGCCCGTCAGGTGCTGCTGCTTATGTGAGCGCATCTGCTATGCAGACTACTGGAAGTGTGTGGGTAAATACCATCACAGCAAATACTGGGGCCTATGACGAAACTGGATTCGGGGCACCTGCCCACACTAGGCCAAAGGGGTCTTTGTTTAGACGCACAGATGGGGGCAGCGGTGAAGTCTACGTATCAAATGGTGCAGGATCTTGGACGGGTATATGACCTACCCTCTAACATTTTTTGTAAAATCCCTCCCGCTTAATGTTGGCGGTTGCGCCAATGGGCCAATAATCCGAATTCTGGACAAATACCGCCACGACGAAGGGCTGTACCGCCATGAACTGATGCACGTCAAGCAATGGGCCACATTCGCATGGCTATCCATTCCATTAGCCTATGCTCTGTATCACTTTGGATATTTTGACTATCTTGGTATGGCTGTACTGCCGTTGACGATTCATTCTGTCCTGTACAGATTCATCCCGCGCTATCGGTTGTGGGCTGAAGTATCGGCGTATAAAGAGCAGGCGCGGTTCTATCCCGATGATCGACGGGCGATCTTTGCTGAGTTCATATCCATGTACTACGATTTAAAAATCACACCAGAGCAGGCGCTCAAACACTTGAAAGACTAACATACAATCGCCACAAAGAGTCATATTTTATGACTCAAGAACTTTAATCATGTGGTCTACCCAAGCATGGCGATACTCTTGGTAGTTATCAATAAAGACCCCATTCTCCACTGCCCAAGTCTTAGCAGTTCTTTCTCCTAATTGTCCCTCAATCCAATCAAGGAGAGGGGTTGCAACTGATGAATGAACTTGTAAGGTTTTGTGGCGTTCTTCGAGAATCAAGCAAACGAATTTGCGTGGTAGATTACCGCGCCTAATAGTAATGCCATCCCAAAGAAGTTTCTTTACTTCTCGAAGTTCATTCGCCATTTCGAGGTGAGTTTTGCGACTTGGCATAATTAAATTCCTTTTAAAGTTTCAGTAATCAGAATTATATCACAGGTTAGCCAACCTCATTTGTGATAAATTTTTGTCTGGACATTGCACAAATCTATAAAATCTGTAGTACAATTCGTGCATCTAAACACACCGGAGTTTATTATGAAACATGAAATCAAGGTTGATGACCGTGTATTGACCCCATCAGGGGTATGTGGTCGGGTCATCCATGTATTTTTGGACATTCAAAAGTGGATTGCTGTTGTTGAAGTTGGCACCAATTACTGTGAAATTCACTATCCGTTAGGCACATTGGTCTATATCCCACAACTTCAATTTGCGAATGTACAATTAGGCGTTGACCAAATCAAGCAGGGTGCTTTGGTTATGGATAGGAACAATCGGTTTCACTACATCACGCGACTTATTGATGTGCCAAAAGCTGGATGGGAAATCAACACAATGATTTGCACAACAAATACAGCAATATCTTTTTACTCACCAGACGACTTGACTTACATTGGGTAAAGCTGTGCTACAATACACACGTCTAAACTTCAAAGGACTATTATGACTTGGGCACTTATTATCATGATTTGTCAGAGGGCTTGTGTACCACAGTTCGTAGAATTGCACCCAACAAGAGAAGCATGTGTTGAAAGGGTCGATAAAGATACGTCTGTATTCCACAACCCGCGCAGCTATTGTGTTCCTATCATTAAAGAGTAATAATTATGAAAACTGAATTGATCGCATCACCAGAGCAAGCATATGAATTCGTACAAACTGGTCAATGGACGTTTGCCGAGTTTAGTAAATGGGTGACAGACTCTCGCACCTTTGTTGACAGTGCATACAACGATGGGTATGCAGATGGGTATGCAAAGTGCGACGATGAAGTTTACACAGGAGATTGATGTATGACACAAACAATTGAT